GAAGCGCGACCTGTTCTCGCAGAAGCAGGTAGATATGTTGCTGCGTAACCGTGCTACTCCCGGCACGAGCGCCGCTACGCCGGGTGCGCGGGCACTCGAAAACTACGAACGGCTGGTTACCGTGTCGGGCTCGCTGTTTAGCTCCATGGACCAGATTACGCGCGAAATCTCTGGCATGTCCTTTGCCGAGCTAGAGTACAACAAGCTGCGTAAGGCGGGCAAGACGCACGAGGAAGCGGTTGCCGGTGCGGTCGATGCTGCGGTTATTAACACCAACGAGACTATTGGTAACTACACCGAAGCGCAGAAGATCGGGCTGTTCCGTGGTAACGCGCTGGCTCGCATGATGGGCTTCCTACGCACCTACTCGGTAGAGCGTACTGCGTACTACTTCCGTATGCTCAACGCCCTGACCAAAGGTGACCCGACGCAGACCAAGATACAGGCGTTCAACGAGCTGTCGATGGTGCTGGCCTTCACATCGCTGAGTGCAGGTGTCGGCGCTAACTTCGGTTACGAGTTTATCACGAACATCATCGACCTCATGGTGCCCCTCTTCCTCGGCGACGACGAGATGGAGGAGTGGCGCAGGCAGGACCCGCTTGCTGCTGATGACGTCGATTTCCGCCTCCGGTTCCAGTGGCTCCCGTCGCAGTTCGGTGACGACTACCCTATGGCCGTCCGCATCGCACAGCGTGGCGCGCTCTCTGAGCTTACTGGTTATGACTGGACCACTCGCCTGTCGCAGAGCTCGCTCTGGCTGCGCGACTTCCAGAAGGGGGACTCCACCAAGGACTACATCGTCAACTTCCTTTCGGCCAACCTGTCCCCGCAGATTTCGCAGGGTGCAAACATAGTCGACGGAATCGACGAGTTCATGGAGGGTAACTGGTCCAAGGGCTTTACCAAGATCATGCCCGCTGCCGTTCGCGGCGCGTTCACCGCCGAGCGCTTCGCCTCTGAGGGCGAGACAACCAAGAGCGGGATGAGCGTCCGAGAGCCGGACAAGTTCACCACCAACGAGCTGGTCGGGCAGGTGCTGGGCTTCGCACCCAACGAGCTGGCTAAGGTGCGTGAGGTGAACCGCAAAACGCAGGCTTGGCAGCGGGCTATGCGCGAAGAGCGAGGCGACCTGTTCGAGGATTACCGTGGTATTCTCGATGATCCTGAGACCACTCAGGAAGATATCCAGATTATGATTGAGAAGATCAAACGCTACAACGCTAAGGTGCCGCTTGATAAGAACGGCAGGGTACTCAGCGAGTATCTCATCGAGCCTAGGGATGTGGTGAAGTCGATCCGTGGGCGCGCGGCACGTGAGGCCAAGACGGATGAGGGTGTTACCTTCGGTAAGGGCGAGCGCGAGGCGCTGATGCGGGGTACCCCCCAATAAAATACCCCCGCTGGGGTGGGCCAGCGGGGGTAGGTGCAACCTGAGAGGAGCAAACTCTCAGGGCCTGTATAATCAGGCTCGCCAGATACGTAAACCCCTAATCCCAGATTTAGGGTCCACGACGCTCTTGTGGACTACATCTAGCTTTAGTCGGCGCAGGACGGGGCGCACCTCGTGCCACGCCGCCTTGGAGTCGAGGCACGGGAAGAAGAGCGACTTGCCTTTGGTGAAGGCCCGCCAATTCACTTCGTACTCAACCCCCGCTACCCACATCCTCAGCGGCCTCCGGTTCAGGGGTCATGTCCGACAGGGTGGAAAAGTCCGAGTGCGAGGCGTCGAGCACCATAGTCTGCACAGGGGGCACGTTAATCTTCATACCCTTGCTCATGCGCTTCTGTCCCGAGCCGAGATATACCCCACGCGCCTTGAGTTTCTTGATCGTCTCACGGTAACCGATGTTACGCTGCGAGCAGTAGCGCCGGAAGGCTGACGCGGAGATATATACCTTTTGAGTATCGGGCTCGAAGCGGACCATAACTTCCTGCTTCGGCTCCAGCCGTGGCACCACATTCATATTGCTCCGGCGGTCCACCCCGTCGTTGACGATCAGGATGTTGTCTATGTGGCCCAGCAGGAAGTGGCCCAGCACTTCGTTGTCGATGTCAATCGGCGGTACGGTCTCGTTGCGCAAGGTGCGGATCATCTTGCAGGCCCACTTGAAGATCGCGGCGAGGTCCCACTCGATAAGCTCTAGGTGGTTGGCGATGTAGATACCCGTGATATTGGCTGCGACCGTAGCCGACCAGAAGCGCTCACGCTGCGTTAGTTTTAGATTGGCGTCGAGCCGGTTCTGGATCGTCAAATAGATGCTCTTCACCTTCTCGTAGTTCCCCACGATATAGCGAGCGTAGATGTCCCCCGCATGCCCGTAGTTCTCCATCAACTGGTGGTCGAACATCTGCTTACCAGTCTCGGTGTCGACGGCGTCGCTGTAGTCGAGGCTATACTCGATAATACGCATCATTTCCCCCTGCGGGGTGTCCTTGAGAAACTCCAGCTTCTCGTAGAAGGAGTGGTTGGACGAGCACAGAGCGATGGTCTGCCACGACGTGAGGTTAACCCGCAGCTCGTTCGAGCTCGCCTTCATGCGGTCTTTGCCGGTGCCCTGTGTAATGAGGTAGGCAAGTTCACTTAGCTGTTTCGGCTCCGTATTCGACATCTCATCGAACGTCACCGGCAGGGTGCACAGCACGCCGATCTTGAACACCTTGGAGTTGAAGGTGTCGTCCTTCTTGGCGCAGAGCTTCTCTGGGTGGCCCCACACGCTGTTGCACATGTGCAGGGTCGTCGTCTTGCCGGTACCCGAGTTAGTGTTAACGAGGTTGATGATAGCGCCGCGCTGGCCCGAGAACTTCAACAGGGGGGCACCGAAAGCGGTGGCTGCGGCGAAGGCCGCGCCTTCTAGGCCGGGACGGCCATAGAGGTTGAACACCTCCTGCCATTTCTCCAGCGTGCCGGTGGGCACCATATGGTCTGTAAGCACCTTGGTCACAGACGATGGAGGGCTGTGGTAGGTCCCATCCGCGCTAATCTCACGATCACCGACGATAAACTTGCCGTCGCCGTCGGCCCATCCAAACTGGTTACGCATTTGCTCTGCCTTTCTTTTGTGTCGAAGTTCCTGAGCCGACCGGATGATGTAGTCCACGAGCATATCGAACTGCTTTTTGCCGAGCAGGACATCCCTGCGCGCCAGCTCCTTGCGGACTTCCGTAGGTTCAGTGATTTTACTGTTGGTGATGGTAAACTCTTCCACACCGTCTTTCGGAGTATGTGACCGGATTAGCACGACGCCACCCTCGTTCGGGTCGCGCATGCGCTTAACCACGTACAGGTCGTACGGGTAGACTAGCAACGGCTCCATCTCTTCGCCGTCAGGCTTTCGGTAAATACCGCCACTCTTCCCACGTACGTATGGGAGAGGGTACTCCGGTATCTTGTAGACGGTGGCCATGCCGTTGCTGGCCTCTTCCTCGAAGATATTGTCCTCTTCGGACGCCTCCTCGATGAACTTACCCAGAGAGATAGGGGATTTAATATTCCCCTTGTGCGGGCACCCGTTGCACCCTCCGGGGTTATTGCTCTCGAACACCTCGCACGTATGCGGCCCCACGATGTGCTTGAGTTTCTGCTCGGTCTTGTCGGGGTCGTAGTCGGGGTGGTCCTCAGACAGGCGATGCACCGCCTTGTCCCTATCCTTGCAGAACTTGGCAACCGACAGGGCGTCGAACCAGCGCGGTTCAGACAGGGACTCCCGCTCCTCGTAACAGGAGTTAAGCTGCGCGCAGCCTTCCTCCCCCCGCCTCATGATGCGAGTAAAGCTGTTCTGGATGCTATCCCTTATCTGCTGCGCCAGCGGGCTCAGCCCGCGCCCGGAACGCGGTACGGCCACGGGTTGCTCTTTTACGCCCAAGGTATCGCGCAGTGCGTGCACCGACGTGGGCCTGCCTGCATGCAGCACCGTGACGGGTATAGGCTGCGGCCCCTTGAAGTTCATCGTGCCGGGCACCCGCAGGATGCGGGCTATCTCCACGCAGCTGTTGTCTACGCGCAGCCCTTGAGTGCCGCACACCTCCTTGAGGCGCTTGGCGACCGGCTCCCATTCCTCGCGGGTGACCTCCTGCTCTAGCGTCCAGTATACGTGTATACCGCGCCCAGAGTTAACTAGTGTGGGCTTAGGTAGCCCCACACTCCCGCAGAAGTCACGGAGCGCATTGAGCGCTTCGGCTTGGGAGCCATAGTCCTTACCCGGCCCGCAGTCGATATCCAGCCAGAACGCCTTAGCTGCGAGTACGTTGTCTTTCTTGCGGGAGCTACCGTCCTTGTACTTAGCGACCCCAAAAAATACGTTGCGTTTGATGCGCTGAAAGTGCTGCACCCACTCGTCAAACTCCTCACGAGTCTCGACGATCTCTTGCTGCCTACTCTCTCCCTTTATGCCGACAACAGCGTACCAGCCTTGCTCTGGCTGGACTGCCGTCAAAAGATCGAAGTTGTCCATGTCGTAGACACCACCCCACGGGGATGACGCGTCACCCCTCTACGCTGTTACTGAAACTGACCTCCTAGCCAGCCGTGCTTTCAAGCTCAGCGATATAGACTTCGATTAGGGAGGTAAGGTCGGTCTGCGGGGACGAAGCCCCGCAGAACCAGTTATAAACCGTAGCCCTAGTCACGCCCATACGCTTGGCAACCACCAAGACCGGCACATCCTTCTCGATGCACACCCGGCCAAGGCGAACGCCTAGCTTGCGCTTGTCTGCCTTTGCGTTCAAGTCACGAATACGCAGACTGTAGCCACGGCTCATCAGTCGGCCTCATCCGCCCAAGCATCTAGGGTACCGGCGAGGTCGTTCGTAGCCGAAACAGTCACGGCTTTCTTGGCCTTACGGTTGGAAGCAACCATCTTGGGTTCATCTTCCTCGTCTTCCCCGTCGTCCAGCCACGAGGGTTTAGCCGAAACAGCCTTCTTAGCAGGCTTGGCGGGCTCTTCCTCTTCGACGCGCTGCTCGATCACCTGCTGCGCCTTGGGCTTGGCGGTCACGCCATCGGCTTCAGCCACAGTCAGCTGCACCAGCCGCTGCGTAGCGGAGTCGGTCTGTGCCGCCACTACCAGCTCGTATTCCGCATCGGTGATGGGGCGCACCGGAGTGAACTGAAGCTGCATGGTGTCCGCGTCGAGGTTGTAGGCGATGTTAGTAACGACGTAGTCAATCGACTCCTCGTTGGCGGCCAAGAAACGCACGTAGCTCTCGAACGGGTGGGTGATACCGTTGCCCTTACCGAACAGCGACTTCGCGGGGATGTTGAACTGATAGGTTTCGCCCGAAATATCGCCCTCCAACAGCAGAGCTACACGCCGTTGGAAGCGGCATGCCTTGCCCTTGCCGTTCTCGCCCGAGCCGTCGATGTTGTTCGCGCAGGTAGCGCAGTTAGCCGACTGGCGGTTCGGAACCTTGGCTTCTGGTACGTCTCCGCTGTTCGACCAGCAATCGGGCAGGGTCGGCTTGGCGTCGGGGTCATACTTACCGGCGTAGAAGGTGCGGCTCACCTTCGGAAGCATGGCGACGATGATCGCGTTGAACTCGCCACGGATAGCCTTGCCCACCTGCTCACCCTTGACGAAACGCTTGAACGTGCCGTTGGTGTTGGTCTGGATGCGGCTAATCGCCACATTGGTAGCTACCGACTTGGTCAGGTCCGAGACGGGGCGACGGATGTTCGAGACCGCGTTCTGGTCTTTGAAGATTGCGAGGTTGTTAGCCATTGGTGCGGCCCTCCTTGATGGACGTGTACAGGGTTTCGGCGTACGCGATGGTCAGCGCGGCGGCGTTAGAAACGGCACCGGAAGCCCCGTTCTGCATTTTTGCCGTCACGAGACGTTCAGCGGTGTAGACTGCACTACTGCGCAGTTCTTGGTCGGTAGGCACATACCGGGTGGGTTCGTCAGTCATTATTCACTCCTCACTTATTGGTCGGCTTGCGTACGGTGATCGCGTACTTGGTGTCTGCGTTGAGGCCCATCGGCAGGGTGTCAGGGTTTTCTTCGAGGAACTGTCTCATGTTCCCGTTGTGGATGCGCTGCTCCAGAAGGAACGGAGCATCCTGCTCCTTGATGAACTGGTACATGACCTCCCAGTCGTTAGTCCAGTAACGGGTCACTGTTCGCCGCGTCACGGTGCCAGCAGGCGTCCGCAGACTGTCGAGGTTCTGCTCATTGCAGATGCGGAGGATTTCCCCGCTGACGAGGTCTAGCTGGCTCTTGAGGGTGCCAACTTCCTCTTTATGCGCTGCTTCCTTCTCGTCGATTGCCGCCCGGATTTTCCGGTAGGCAGCAACGAGCCTATCCGCAGGTACGTCCTTAAGTTCCATAGGTTTGCTCCTCTTGTGGTGAACCTTAGCTACTACGCATATTTGACAGTGTCAAGTGCTACGCGCCCAGCACGTCGCGGTAGAGCCCGATCAGTTTCTGATGGTTGCCGATGTTCTCACGTAGCATCGTATACAACTTCTCTTCCACCGGGCTGCCCTTGATATGCACGATGGTCATGGCGTTCTTCTGGCCGGGCCGGTCGATGCGCGCGTTGGCTTGAAGGTAGGTCTCCACCGACGTTACTGGCGCGTACCAGATGATAGTATCAGCCTCCGTCAGCGTAAGGCCGTGCGATGCAGCCTGCGGCTGGATGAGCAACACGTGCGGGTTCTTCTCGGTCTGGAACCTATGCACGATGTCGCTGCGCTTGTTGACCGACACCTTGCCGTTGATGACGTCGCAGCTGATGCCTTCCTTCTCCAGTCTAGTGCGCAGTAGCTCGATGGTGTGCGTGAACGGCACAAAGACCAGCACCTTGTTAGCTGTCTCTGATATGACCTCCAGCACGGCGGTGATGCGGTTGGAGACGTCGAAGTGCAGGACCTCGCCAGTGTCCGTGTACACAGCGCCCCCGCTGATCTGTAGCAGCTTGTTGATCTTAGTCGCTGCGTTGACCGCGCTAACCTCCTCACCCGCTGCCTCCAACAGCATCTCGTCACGTAGCATCTTGTAGTACTTCGTTTGCTGCGGAGTGAGCGGTGCGTCGCGCTCGGTGTGCGTGACTTCGGGCAGGTCGAGACAGTCCTTCTTCTCGAACCGGATGGCGGGCTGCAGGATGTTATGAACGTAGTCAGGTGCCGTTGTCTTAGGCACCCACTTGAACTGCGTAACCTTCGTGAGCACCGTAGCGCGGAACTCAGTGTAGTACCTCGGGCACCCTTCAGGGTTAACGAGCTTGGCGAGCCCATAAGCATCGACCGGCGACTGCGCAGCGGGAGTGCCAGTGAGCATCCAGAGTCGTGGGTCGGTAGCCTTAACGATCTGGTTGAGCACCTTCCAGCGGTTGGTCTGAGCGTTCTTATAGGCGTTAGCCTCGTCCACCACGATCAAGTCGAAGTCGCCTGCGGCTACCTCATCCTTTACGACGTTGAGCCCGTCGAAGTTTATGATAACGAACTCGACGTTAGAGGTGACGACTTTCTTCCGCTGCGCGGCGGAGCCGTGCGCCACACCGCACGAGCGGTGCATAGCGAAAGTGAACAGGTCGCGCTGCCAAGCCGACTTCATGATGGAGAGCGGACACAACACGAGTACGCGCTTAACCAACCCCTTCTTCATCAGATAGTCTGACGCCCAGATTACGCTGGCGGTCTTGCCGGTGCCCTGCTCGTTGAAGCAGAACGCACGCTTGCGTATCGAGAGGAAGGAGGCGGTCTCCTTCTGGTGGTCGAAGGGAGTGAACTTACCTGTCCACTGGTAGTCCCGTAGAATTGGGGACGGCGCATCTATGCGCAGGTTGGCCAGCGCCTCGGCCTCGCTATGCCCCCAGTGCACGAGTACACCTTCAGGGGTAGCTGCGCTCTTGCGCACCGCACTAGTGACGGCCTCTGCGTCTGCTGCCCCCAACAGCAGGGCTCGGTTCTCGATAATCTGCACCTGTTTGCTCCTCGGTGGGTTACTTCTTACGTTCGCGCTTACTCACCTCTGACACAAGGTTGCCTTTGCTGTCCCGCTTGAACGAACGGTTCTTCGACTTAGCCTCCACCTTGAGGCCGGTGCCGTTGCTGCCGCCCTTGTCGAATGCCTTTACGTGAGCGACGTCCTTTCCGTCGCCCTTCTTGACCTTGCCCGCCTTCGTCATCTTGGTACGGGCTGCGTTGCGCGCAGCGCGGTTCTTCTTCTGCTGCGGGTCAGCGTGGTACTTGTCGTACTCGGCGCGGTAATCGCGGGCCATCACTTCCTCCTAGGCTTCCAGTGGGCGCAGTCTGTTACGGGGCACCACCCACACAAAGGTCCGGACTTGGCGTTGAACACGCCGTTATCCATTGCGGTTTCCAGCCGTTCGAGCTGGTCTCCAAACACACCCATGTAGCTATCCAGCTCTTCGCGGCGGTGCGTCTTCTTGATAAACTCGTTGCTCACCACGTACAGCAGCGCGGACTTGATCTTCTGCACTTGCGGGAACTTAACGAAGATCGCCCCGGCCATGAGGTCTAGCTGCTTCATATCTGCGTACTTGGCGTTCTTGCCGGTCTTGTAGTCAATCATCCATGCACGGTCGCCGTCGATCACCAGCAAGTCCACGATGCCGCGATACCACACCTCCTTGTCGAAGAAGCCGCACGGGTCGAAGCCCCACGGTACCTTGGTGACACCCAGCTTGAGCTCGCAGTGCTTCTCCCCCGGAAGAGCCGCTAGTCGCTCGACGATGGGGCGCATGAAGGCAAACTTATCCGGGATGGGGGTGCCATCCCGGATATACTCCTCGGCAGCAAGGTGTACGGCAGTGCCGTAGTCTGCCGCCTCGCCC